GCGCCGCCGCCGTATAAACCAATCATCGCGGTGGTATCGCCGTAGAATTTACGCCATACGGTGCGCAATGCGCCGGGCGGGCGCTTTTCGAGATAGACGCTATCGTAGGGCATATGAATCCGTTTTAAGTTTGTTAGTCATGCTTAATTTCTTTTCAAGAATCCCGCTATTATCAACGCCTTGCCAGTATGTAACGCTTTATTTTTGTGTGTTCTTCATAGATTTGAAGGTTATCAATTTACGCATAATGTGTACACTGATGTGTATATCTTCTTCCGGAGTGTACACATTGCTTACCGACACAAAATTAAGAAAAGCTCTTGGCAAAAAAAGAGACCAAATCGAGGTCATTTCAGACGCACATGGTCTGAATGTCAGGTTGTCTACATCCGGCAGTATAACATTCTTTTACCGCTACAGATGGAACGGGAAAGCCGCTCAACTAACGATTGGTGATTATCCAACCACCTCATTAGCTCATGCGCGAGAACGTAGGCAGCAGTTCAGGGCTTGGCTAGCGGAAGGGCTTGATCCTAGACGGCAAGTAGTACTCGAGAAACAGAAAAAAGTAGAAGCGCTTACAGTGAAAGAAGCATTCGATTACTGGGAGAAGTACTACTGCATCCCTGAAGGTCTGGTAAAAATCAAAGTTAACCGCCGCGACTTCAATAATCATATAGCCCCAGTGCTCGGAAATATGATTGTAGATCAGACAACTAAAGCTCACTGGCTAAATCTTTTTGACGGTATGGGGCGAAGAGTGGTTACAGGGCAAATGCTCGGTTTGATGCAGCGCACATTTCGTTTCTGTTCCAACCGTGGGGTAATTAACGTGAACCCTATTGAAAGCCTTAGACGATCAGATGTAGGGCTCACAGCAGCTGTAAAAGATCGCAGGTTAAGTGATGATGAAATCATTACAGTTTGGAATGCCCTGCCTGAGATGAAATATAGGCAGCAATTGATAATGAAGTTTCTCATTATGACTGGCTGTCGAAGTACAGAGATCAGAACAGCAAAATGGGAATGGTTTGATTTCAAGGAACAAACATGGACTATCCCGGCAAGTGACTATAAAACTGGGAAGTCGGTGAGAAGGGCGCTTCCTGAGGCTGTAATACAGATGATGGTAGCTGAAAAAGAAACATCAGTTTCAAAACATGTTGTGACGTTGTCACGATACAGGGGGCCAGAAGATGACAGGCCGCCACTTCAACCAAACGTGGCTCTGTTCTCTGCGCAGATAATTGCAAAAACAGGGATGAAACCTTGGTCGCTTCATGATTTGAGAAGAACAGTGGCGACGCGCCTTTCTGAATTAGGTGCGCCACCACATGTTGTGGAAAAACTACTAGGGCATCATATGTCTGGAGTCATGGCGCGGTATAACCTCCACGATTATTTGGATGATCAGCGTTATTGGCTTGCTGTTTGGCAACGTCATCTTGAGAAGTTGATTGGCCAGCCTCTGGTTTGATACCCATGTTGTCTTCCCAAGCAAGAAGGTCTGACAAACGCCATCTTTTAGGACTGCCATTTATTTTTGGCTTCGGAAACGGCTGAGAAAAGTACGATGGCATCCGGGATGGTGTGCTCCAGAAATACAGTGTGCTGCGCGAAATTTTGTATCTGGACAGAATGTCACTGGTTATCAATATTTCATCTTGGAAATGAGATGCGTTATTCATAAAAGCCCCTTAGTTACATTGTCCAGGAAGATGCTGCAGCCTACGGGCGCAGCTCATGGCCGTCGCCACATAACTGCATTTTCTGTTTACAACTTCTACAGTGATCTTTGAGCCTTGAACCACCACCGTATAAGTTCTCTTCGTTTTCTGTCGCCCGTAGGCGCCATAAAGCTCAACATGTTTTGCCAGTGCGGCATCACAAGCCTGGCGGCCCAGCGGTGATTGCTTGCTTCGGTTTATCAGTCGCATATCCACCTCACACAAATACATCAACTGGATCGCCAGCTGCGCGCGCGTTGTCGTTCGCCTCCCGACGGAGGCCGAGAACATAGCCAACGGGATCCCAACTGGACAGAATTGCATTGAGCTCTTTCTGGCTGTGCCAGGTTGTCAGGCGTTTTTTAAGCTCGGTGGCGCAGGCGCGCAAGTTCTCCCGAGTAGGGCCGGCCATCTTCATGCACAAGCACAAAGTCAGAAGCAGATCCGAATATTCGTCGGCGGCCGCGCGCAATGCCGCAGGGTCGATGCTGGCTTCCAGCTCAGGTAATCGATGTTTAAGACTCATGCTGCACCGCCTTTGACGCGGGAGATGGTGTCATCAGCCTTCTGCACTTCCGGATGCTCGTCATAATCCGGAAGATAGCGGCGAGCGACAGCAGCCAGGGAAACCAGCGCCGCCAGAAGCTCGTCGCGCTGCCCGGCGACTTTCGCATGCTCAAGCGCTGCGTTTTCCAGCAGGGCCTTGTGCTTCTTGTAAGCCTCATATGCGTGCCAGGACTGGCCTTTGCTCACGCTGGTGGTAATGTCCGCTACCTGTTCAGGCGTCAGCGTGGTCAGTGGTTGCGCAGGGTAAATCAGAACCTGCCCGGCGTCCCAGTCGAATCCAGCCTGAATTGACTCTACTTCAACGGATGGCGACGCGCCGATGCTGCCAGGCGAGAGTATGAAGATGGTGATCTCCGGGTCGCGACGCTGCGTAGTTGGGTTTGACCAGATGCGGGCTACCAGCTCAGTGAATTTGGAGAATTTCATTCCGCGCTCAGTCATTCCAGGCCTCCAGTTCGTTCTCTATTTCGTCGTCGATTTCGTCGTTGGTGGCTTCTTCATTCAGGTAGTCGCGCGCTTCTTTGAGATAATGCTCTCGACGCCCGTCGTACCATGCTGAGAACTCTGGCGACCAGCAATTCCTGTCACCCACATGAGCGAAAAAATCGTGCATTGCGTTGTTGTAGGCCAAGTTTTCAACCATGCAATACGCCGTAGTCAGTGCCGCCTCACGGATGTAACCGCGGAGATCGCGCTTGTGCCAGTAGGGGCTATATTTCGAATCGCAGCGCCCTTTGAATTCAACTTTCCAGCGGCGTATGCATCGTGCGTTAAGTGATTTGCTCATATCGTTATCGGGAGGGCTAACCCTCCCGCCTCCCTTAGCCCAGGTATTCCGGTTTCATGTCGTCCAGGGTGATACGGAACTGGTCATACAGTTCATCACCGAGGTGGCGGCGCGATGAGGTCAGGGTGCCTTCTGCCTTCGCGAATAACGCTTCGGCTTCCGGATCCCCTGGGTTAGGAAGTGAATTTATGGCAGCCTCAACCTTGTTCTTCGCATCAACAAGGTAGTAGCGCTTCACCGCCTTATTCTTCAGTTCGGTATAAAGAGCAGTACCCAGCAGAGCTTTCTGTGATTCGATGTCTACGCGAATGGCTTTGGCCTGATCCACTGAGTCAGCTGTATCAATTCGGTCGCGGAGTCCATCGGCAAGAGAATCAATGCTTATAGCTGTGTCTTGTTCGCTGGTGGTGATTTCTGAGCCGCTGGTAATCTCAGCTACAGACATTCTTTGCACCGGCACCGGATTGATTTCTCGTTCTGTTCGTTGCTCAACTTCATCCGGGCTATAAACACCCAGAATCACTTCCGGGCAGTACAGGCGAGCCCAGTATTTCACGCCCAGATAAGCGATCTGCTGCTTCGGGTTAGAAACCCACAATGGTGAATTACGAGTTACAACACCCGAGAGATAAAGCGGCTCACCCCAGGTGATTTCTGACTCACCGCGAAGAATCGCGCCGACCTGAACAAACAACCCGATTTCGTCTTCATCAGTCCAGCCGCGTACCCGTTCGGTAACGGTGTATTTCCCACTTTTACCGTGTTTTTCCCTGGTGATTTCCTGCGTCCTTGTGCAACGCTCCCAATCGCCGCCGTAGCGGTAATGAAATCGACCGTTGATAGCACTGGAGCTGGCGATTACCGCGTTGACGAGCTGGGCTTCATATCCGAGTACGCCATTTACCAGATGCGTTTTTTGCGCGACCGCATAGGGATTCATGCCCCACTGCATAGCCTGCATAACGATGGCCATGCAATCGGCTGGCTTACCTGCAAGGTGAGCTGGCACTGTCACTTGTGAATCAGCCATAAGGTTTGCGAAAGCAGTTAACTGACCGAGAGCCTGAACGTTAAAGATCGCGTTGCTTGCTGAAATGGTGTTTGGTGCTTGCTGTTCGGCTGTAACAATGTTGGTATTTTCCATGACTGTTCCCCCTTATGCCTGTACGCGCAGCGCTTCAAGACGGCGCACATCAAAATCGTTAAGTTCTTCGGTGTAGTCTTCAGTGATCGGCGCCGGCCATTCGCCAGTGTCGAAACCGTTCGCGATGGCGCGCATTGCTTTGCGGTATTCCAGCATGCCGAGCTCCAGTAGTTCTTCGGATGCCTCGATAATGGCGATCCAGTGGTAGTTCTCGTCTTTGTTGACGAAGATCCAGAAGAACTGATCCAGAGCAGCGGTTTCGCAGTACATAGCCGCGCTGAGGTGGTAATCGCGCTCAATGATTTCCCTGTGCAACTTCGCGCGCAGGCCTTCCTGCTTGATGTTCCACATGCTGATGGTCTTCAGGTCCGCACCAATGCGCAGGCCGCTCATGTCTATCTCAAGGTCAGGGCGCACGCGAACTTCCAGCCCGGTTTCCTCATCAATACCGAAATAGCTCACCTCAACGGCGCGGTTCGGATGCTGGAGCAGCTTGCCGGCGGTGGGGTGATTCAATAGTGCTTTCTGAATGTCCAGCGCAGTGCTCATCTGCTGGCGGGTAACCAGTATTTTTCCTCCCGGGTTTTCGCGCCATGCATCCAGCAGTTCGTCGGCAAATACGGCATCCGGTTTAACCGATTTCACGGCCTGAATCAGGTCCGCTTTAGTGCCTGAGACTTTCAGCGGCTGCGCCTTCTGGGCCTCCTGAGCGACCATGTCAGGATTGATAATCGCCAGTTGTTCTAACAGGGCATCACGGCTGCCGCTGGTTTTCATCTGGGCGGGCAGAGTGGCGTTATATTCTTTGATGCATGCCTTCATTTTGGCTGCGGTAACTTTCTGGCCTTCTTCGACGCGCTGAAATTCAGCGGGTAAGGCCATGTAGTTTTCACCTGTTTGGGTAACGTCATCACCCATAGGA